ATCATTAGCTAGTTTTAAATTTTTAATTTGACGTATATCAATAGCATCTTCAAGGTTTATACCACCTTGCTGTAAAGCCATTTGTATGTTTTGCTCTAGTTGTGCTTTTTCTTCTTCTTCAGGTTCTAATGATAAGTAAATACCAAAATCATGTATGTTTAAGTTTTGTATTTCCTGTAACGTACCTACGTTGTAAGTAGATATAGAACTTTTTAAAGAGTTTAAAGTTAAAGGATAACTTAATGAATCAGCTACTTTTAAAGAAATGTTTTCACATGTTCTAAGTGTTAACCATAAGCTAGAGTTTAATATATGTCTTGTAGCAGTGTTAGATGCATTAGCAGCTAGTTTCTGTAAACCTACTAAACTATTCTTATCTGTATCACTACCATCTCTAGCTTCATTAAGTCCGGTCACGTCACGTATCATTTGTAAATAATACTGATAAGTTTGTATTAAACTTTGTATTTTACCTTGACCACTAGAACTAGTTAATTCTTGAATAGGTACTTTACCTTGGTTAAGTGAACCTTCTTGAGTTAATGATCTACCAACAATACTACCAGTTTGGAAATACATATTTAATGCTTCTGCTGGATTATAGTTTGTACCATTACCTAAATCAACCTCTGCTAAACCATCCATATCTAAGAATACACCATCTGGTACTATTCTGGACATAACTTGTTGTAGCTTTAAATGTGTTAATTGAATCATATCAGCAAAACCAGTAGTTTTACTAACAATAGATTCAATTCTTCCTTGATACATCCTTGGCGCTACAATAGCGTAACTCATTTCTACTTTTGTAGTGTCAGCAAAAGGTCTTGTCATATTTTCGGCAAGTTCCCATCTTAGTAGCTCATTGTTACCAATTACTTTAGCTCCTTTGTATAATACTTCTATTTTTCTAGATACTTTAGAAAACGTATCAGACTTTGGTGGATTAAAGTTATCATCTTTTACTAATGACTTTTCTAAACCTTGATCTGTTTCTTTTATTTTAAATACTTGACTATTATATGTTTTATATTCAAAATATAAAACCTGTATAGTGTTAGGATCGTAAGTAGACCAACCATATAAAGTATCTCTGTTACCTGTTTGTTTAGATATTTTATCTAATTCACTTTCTGTAAGATCAGGAAACTCTTTAGCTATTTCACCAATAGTAAGTGACTTAACTTCTCCTACATAATATATGTCTTCAAAGTTTGGATCTTCTGTATAAGAAAATATTAATCTAGCAGGATCAACATAGTCAATAGTAATACCATTAGCTTTGTTCCAGTTTGTTTTAACCGCACCAATACCTAATGTTACCAAATCATAATTAAATCTTTTCTTTATATTAATAAATTTATTCTTAGCTAATATATTATCTATAACTTCTTCTTCAGCTATTTCTACAGCGTGCTTATACGTTAGTTGCATATGCATATCTAACTCTTCTTCATTTTCTGGTAAACCTGCAGGGTTAGGACTTTGATATAAATCTAAACCTAGTTTTGTTTTTAATTCTTCTAAATAAGGTTTAGCTAACATGTCTTCATATATAGCTGTAGCGTAGTCTGTTCTTTTCTTTAATGATATAGGATCTTGAGCACTAGCTTTTATTTCAAAAACTTTATTTGTCATACCGTTAACTACGATATCAACAAACTTAGATAATACAGGTACTGGCTTCCAGTCTAAATTAAGATAAGACATGTCGCCATTAATAGCTAACTCGTCTTTGTATTTTTGCACAGGTTGTTCACCTCTTGCGTATAATCTTAAACTATGAAATCTATTATATGATGTAGCAAATCTAGTTCCATTACCACCTTGTCTCCACCATTCACCTTCAATAGCTTGAGCAACTTGCTCTCCATATTTCAACGAGTTTTTTACTTCGTCCGGCACAACTTGGCTAGGAAAAGAACTGTTTGGATTTGTGTATATATTCATTTACTTAATTATTTTTGATAATGTACCTTTGTTGTTATATCTTTTTATCCCAAGGTCTATAGTTTTTCTTATGGTTCTATTAACTGGAGCATATCTATTTTTATTACAAGCCATAATAGCAAGTCCAGAACTTATAGATGCATCGTATTTTGTTCTTCTTGTTATGTCAAAATTAGCCCAGTCTTCAAGTGTTCTTTGAAAATACATATCCCCATAACTATCACCATCAAATCCTACAGCATTTTCTATATATGTTTCGATAGCAGCAGCGTGCGCTTGTATTATATCTTGACTAGAGTTAGGTATTCCACCAATCTCTCTTTCTGTTAATGATAGTTTAGCATAGACTTTGTCTGGTCTATTCATACTAAAACCTCTGTAACCTCTTCTTCTAAAATGATATAATAATCTAGGTTTGTTATTCTCTGCAAGTATTGGCATACCGTAAAAAACGCAAGCCATTAATACATCTTCAAAAAACAACTCAGCGGTTTGTGGGCGAGCGATATACTCTAAGAAAAAATGATCAACAGGAGCATCTTCCATGCTAAACTTAGTTAAACCACTTAAAGCTCCTTTAGAGCCTCTTCCATCTACTGTACCTGATATATCATAACTATCACAACCAAAAGCACCCATATGCTCATTGCCTGGATATTTAATACCATTTTTAATTATAAATCTGTTTTGTAAATTTGTTGGTGGCACCCATGTTATAAGAAATCTACCGTTTTTGTTAGGTGAAAAAACCACTCTAGTATCAATAATACCATTTTCCCATTGGAAACTTCCAGCAGTTACAACAGCGGCAGATGACGCTTCTTCGTTGTAATCTATTTGCTGATATATTTTTGTTAAGTTAAATAAAGACATTTTAGACTCGTCTCTAAATGCGTGTTTAGTTGTACGAGGAAATTGTCTATAAAATTCGTTTAAACCATCTTGGTCTTCTTTAAGACCTTCTACCTCATTTTCCCAATATTCAATGACTCCAATTTTGATTGGTATTCCATGAGGTCCATACACTTTTTCTGATGGGGTTTCGAAGACAGGGTAGCCATAAGAATCAATGTATCCTTCGTAATTCCACTCCATAGGAATGAACAAAGAATAGAGTCCTGAACGTGTTTGTCCATTTGCGTTTCTTTTTGTAACATCTGAGTCATCATATAATTTTTTAAAGTTTCTACCACCTTTATCTAAAGCGTTTGATGTTGATCCCATCATACACTTACCAATAACTCTAGAACCTAGTCTTAATGTTGTTTTAGTAACACGCCAATTGTTTTGTATGTCATTAGGTTTTTCCCATTTACCACTTTCATCATGTACTAATAATCTTAGTTTTTCACCATCATAAGCATTGTCACCAGTGTTTTTCCAATCAATAGTTGTATCAAGTCCTGTTATGTCTTCTTGTTTGTCTGTAGAAACTATAGACCTTCTTGTAAACTTAGAAGCTGGCACACGATACGCTAGTTCTGTTTTCGGTCGATCCATACCATCTTGTATTGGTTTGAAAAAGAAAGGATAGTTAACCGATATTGGTACTACCTTATCTGTAAACATTTTTTTAGCATCAGCACCTGACTTTGATAATATACCAAAACGCGCGTCAGTTGATATTGTAGCCATGTTAACAGTTTCACCAGATGCCATAAATGAAAATCCAGATCGTCTGTTTTTTAGATAACACATACCATAGCTTCTGTTATCTGCTCTGCAGGCTTCCCAAAATATAAAAAATAATCTGTTTGATTCTCTAAAGTCTGGTTGGCCAACATCAATTTTTGACCATTGTAAATACATGTAGTGAGTGCCAGTTATAAATATAGGTTTATCTTTGTTTATATACCAAAAACCTTCTTCACGTCTTTTAAACTCAAGATCAATATAGTCATACCATTGTTCTTTAAAATCTTCAGGGTATTCTCTCCAATCAAATACTGTTTTTATTTTACTTAATACTTTAGGATAATCAAACCTAGTCCATTTGTTCTTTTCAAACTTATGAACATTGTTTTGTTTAGGTAAAGCTATTTTAAGATTTTGTATTTCATAAATCTCTCCAATTTGTCCAGTCTTAGATATAACAACCATATCATAATCATCATTATATCCATACTCCCATTTATTATACCTATTCATTCTTTTAAGAATTTTAGGTTTAATATAATCAGGTAATACCTTATATAAAGTTTGCTTGTACATTATTTAGACCTCCCTTCAGCAAAACCACGAAATGTAGTTTCTTTTTTGACTTCCTTAGGTTTTTCTTCTAACATACTTTGTTCTTCGTTAATACGGTTAAGTATTTCAAAAGCATCAAATATAGCTAGCTTTTTAGTAGCGGCAGCATTTTTAAGTCTGTCAGCTGATATATCATCGTCTGAATCTACAATAGCTTCTTTAGCAACTTTAATAAGTTCCTCAACCGCTACGTGCCCAGCTTGGATTATATTCTTTTTCGTTTCCTTGGTATTCATACTCTATAATAATATCATTTGATTTCATACAATAAAGACGCTGATCGCCTACAATAAATTCCCATTCTCTGTTAGCTCTAAAACCTACAAGATCTCCCTCGTTAATTCCTAGCGCTTCTAATGAACTATTACCTATTTTTAGTATACCAATATGTTTTTGTTCAATATCAAGCGTTAAATTGTCAATGTCTTTTATAGGTTTTATAAAACACCTTTGACCAATAGCTAACCATTTATTATCTTTTTTATATAGATAAATTTGATCTGGTTTACAAAAATATAAATCTTCTTTGAAATATTGACCACTGTTTCTTTGTTCGCCACGAACATCATACCATCTTCTAAATATATTATGGTGCACCATTATTTCATCTCCAACTTTTAAAATAGTTTTAAACGCTAATGGCACAGAAACTACAATTGCTTCTTTGCTAACCAGTTTGTGATCTTCAATGTTAGTATTTAATACTAAAGTTTTATCACCAACTTTTTTCTCGTTATTATATCTTTTGTTTTTAGGAGATATAATAAAGTCATATACACTGTTCATTAATACTCTAAATCGTATTCAACAGAGATAGCCATGTTAGAATTAAATTTCTTCCACGGCATTACCTCGTCGTTTTTTTTAATGTATATATTATAAGAATTATCAGATTCGTCTAAAGTTATGTTATTAATTGTATGACCACCATAAACTGATTGTCCTACAGAATAATGCATAGCTTCGTTTTTATAGTCCGCGCCTATACTTATCTTTCTTATAATAGAGTTCATTTTACTTTACTTCTTCAGCTTCTACTTCAGGTACAATTTCCTCGTAAGATCCGTCTTGTAAGTTAATATTAACTTGCCCGTACTTTTCTTCTAATTCTTTTTTAGTTTCGTTTAAAGCATCATTAAACTCTTTTAACGCTGTAGAAATTTCAAATTTCTTAGCTTCTAATGCTCCTAAGTCATAAACAACTGTTTGAATTTTTTGTTGTTGTTCTTTAATTGTTTCTAACTCTTTGTCTGTAATTTTTGAATCTTTACTCATTTG